CTTTACGACAGTGAAACTAATATAGTGGTTAAGGATAGCAAAGAGGGTTGGGCTAAATCTCTACGACAGTTAATTGCTTTGTTGTATATGGGTGAGATTCCTACATGGGATACCAGTAAGGTTAGACCAGCTGGTGCAAGGCTAAAGACTTTTGGTGGAAGGGCTTCCGGTCCAGCACCTTTAATCGACCTGTTTAATTTTGTTATACATACCTTCAAGGAATCCCAAGGACGTAAACTATCCTCTATAGAGTGTCACGACATAATGTGTAAGATAGGCGAAGTGGTGGTCGTGGGTGGCGTGAGGCGTAGTGCTATGATCTCACTATCCGATTTAGATGATGATAAGATGCGGTATGCTAAGTCAGGTGACTGGGGTAAGCACAATGGTCACAGAGCATTGGCAAATAACTCTATCTGTTACACTGAGAAGCCAGACTCTATTTCCTTCTTACGAGAGTGGAACGCCCTAGTGGAAAGCTATTCTGGTGAGAGAGGTATCTTTAATCGTGAGGCAAGTAAGAAACAGGCTGCTAAGAATGGTAGGAGAGATGCAGATCAAGACTTTGGGACGAATCCATGTTCTGAGATAATATTACTAGATTCACAATTTTGTAACCTTACTGAAGTGGTAGTTAGAGCAAACGACAGTGTAGAAGACTTAGAGAAGAAGGTTAAGATAGCCACTATACTTGGAACCATACAAAGTACCTACACTAACTTCCCCTACCTGACAAAAGACTGGAAGGTTAACACAGAGAAAGAACGCTTGTTAGGAGTATCTTTAACAGGTATTATGGATAACCAGCTGACCACTATTAGCAACAAAGGTCTAGCTAAAACATTGGAGCATCTTAAAAATGTCGCTATTGCTACTAACGCTGAGTGGGCTGAACGCCTTAATATTCCTGTGTCTGCTGCTATCACTTGTTGTAAGCCGTCTGGAACCGTATCACAGTTGGTTGACAGTTCTAGTGGAATACACGCTCGTCACTCAGCCTATTATATTCGTACTGTGCGTGGTGATACTAAAGACCCAATGACGCAGTTTATGATAGATCAAGGCATACCAAATGAACCCTGCGTAAGAAAGCCAGATAGTACAGTAGTGTTTAGTTTCCCTCAGAAATCTCCAGAGGGGGCTGTGGTTACATCTGACATGACTGCTATTGAGCAACTTGAAATGTGGCTTATGTATCAAAGGCACTGGGCAGAACATAAACCTAGTGTCACTATAAATGTTCGTAAAGACGAATGGATGGAAGTGGGAATGTTTGTGTATAAGAACTTTGACGAAATGTCTGGTGTTTCTTTCCTACCTTATGACGATCACATATATCAACAAGCACCATATCAGGAGTGTGACAAAGATACTTATGAGGAACTACTAGAACAAATGCCTATTAGTGTAGATTGGTCCGAACTCTCTGACTATGAGAAAGAGGATAACACTTCTGGTAGTCAAACATTAGCTTGCTCTGGGGATTCATGTGAGATTGTAGACTTAACCTAACCCCCCGTACCTGAGCATGTGTTTAAACTGCTCAACTAACTCTAGGAGATATAATGGAAGACTTTCCCGATAAGCCTAAACGTACTAGAAGAAAAACTAACTACAAAGGGGCAGAGAAGAAAGTTAAATCTGGTCTTGTAGCTAAGACACCAACCCAAAGAGACTTCATTGATGCACTTAACACAAGTAGGCAAGTATTTGTACTTGGACCTGCTGGTACTGGAAAGACCTATGTTACAGCAACCTATGCTGCTGACCTGTACATTATGAAGAAGATCGACAAGATTGTTATTACAAGACCCCACGTAGCTGTAGGTAAGGAGCTTGGGTTCTTAAAGGGAGACTTAGCTGAAAAGACTATGCCTTGGGCCTTACCTGTATTAGACGTATTGGAGAAGCATCTTGGTAAGGGTACAGTGGAAACAGGCATCAAGAATGGAAACATTGAGATGGCACCTCTTGCGCTTATGCGGGGCCGTAGCTTTGATAATTCCTTTATAATTGTTGATGAGACGCAGAACATAACAACCCATGAGCTAAAGATGTTACTCACAAGGGTAGGTGAAGGAACTACTATTGTTTTAAACGGTGACGTACAGCAGAGTGATCTTAAAGAAGCAGATGGACTATCAAAGGTTATACACCTAGCTAAGAAGTATATGTTACCTGTTCCAGTTATTGAGTTTGGGGTAGATGACATCATACGATCTGACATTACAGCAATGTGGGTAAAGACATTTATGAAGGAGGGGTTATGAATTTATTTGAGGGGTTACTGTTAACTAACATAGTTGTGTCTCTGTGGTTTACTTATACGATAGGAAAAATACAAGCTGACATAGAGGTTATATATGAGGGCCTGTCTCTAGCAATGAAGAGTTTGGAGACGAAATGAGTAAGTTTTCTATAGCAACTGAAGTCAATGGTATCTTAATGCACCTTAAGCTGCCACCTATGGCTAAGATACAAGCAGAGATACAAGCTAAGAAGCTAAGGGAGTTAGCACCAGCCACTCCAATATACGTTGTAAATACAGCAGCAGAGTAGAATCAAAAAAGCCGTAGGCGTCCACTCAAGGATACCTACGGCTTTTTTACGTTTGTACTGTACTAACTTTCGTCAGTATCTTTGTTTTCTATTCCTATGCACTGTACAGAGATGCCGTTATGAATAACCATAACCTTTGCTTTGTCTCTTTGTTGCTCACATACTTTCCTATTGTCATAAGTCCCTAGCTGAAAGTAATCAAGTGGCATACCGGATGTAAGTTGTAGCCAGACTAGAACCCACATCATTTCTTACCAAAGAACTTAGATACTGATCTTATTCCTATGCTTGCACTCACAATACCCCCAAGGGAATATTGATACCATGCTGGCATAACTTCTAACGCTAAGAAACCACGCTGCACTATCTCATTTCCCCAATCTCCACAAAAGGCTAAAATTAATGGAATAGAAAAAAGCAGAGTTATCCACTCGTCCTTCCAGCTATTCTGAGTAGCCTTTATTGCTTCTATGTCCCAGTCTATCTCACCAGTGGCTTGCTTAACCTTAATCTCAGCATTAGCTTTCTGTACGGCTACCTTACCATCTAGGTATGTTGTAGCTAGTCCACCTACTGCACCGAATATTTGTCCAAGTATCATTTAGTTTCCACCTTGTTAACTCTCTTAGCTAAGTTGGAAACACCCATAAAGACAGATACCACCCCAGCAACAGATACGAAATAAATAGAAGCCATGCTCCCAATGATTGAAGAAGCATTGTCAAGCCCAAGAGCGCTTGTAATAACCACTGCCACAGGATAGAGCAACATTCCCCATAGCGCAAACCAAGCCATCTTACGAGTCTGGTCACGATGTGCGTCATCATCTTCAATCTTCCTTCGCTTATCATCCAGTAATAAGGCATCCCATTCTTCTTTGTCGATGTGACCACTGGAGTCCTTATCTGCAACATTAAATTCATTCATCTATTTACTCCCGCATACTTAATAGAAATAGACCTGTTCCTACTTATTATTACTACTCTTCCTTTTGCATCGTATATGACGTACCTATCTTTATGTTTCATAAGATACATTATCACCCCTTGCGCTATGCGCTGTCACCTACCTTAAAACATTTTGGTTTAACGGCTACACCACTACTTACAAGTTTAGAAACAACTATGGCAGTTTGATTTTGACATTGCTGTTGGGAAAAATATAAGTCTTCTGTATTAGCTACAATATCACAACTTGATACATGAAGAGATGTGCAAATTAATAGTACAGATATAAACATTACCACTTTCCTTGAGATTTGCCTACAAAGTAAATAGCTACCCCACCAAGACTAAGACCAATCAGAGTTATAATAGTTATCACTACAAAGTTTATAACCCCATCAATAAACTCTTTCTTAGCATACACAGCATCACGTTGAGCCTTACGTTGCTCTGCTTCTATCTTTACAATCTCTCGCCATGCAGATGGCCCATAAGTCCAAGAGATGTGAGTCTTTAGCTCTTCCCTCATCTCTGCCATTTTCTGCTTCTGTGTCCATATCTCCAAAGCATTGCTTTGAGTATCACTGAAGTATTTATAAATGGGTGGCTTCTTAGCTTGTTGTTCAAGGAAGTCTAGGTCACTAACAGCCTTAGACCACTGGCCCAAGGTCTTGCCCATAGAACTTATGTCCCTACCGACCTCTACTGCTTTCTTAATTCCTTGGTAGGCACTTGTCGCGCCAGCCATAATGGTAAATGGGTCCATAGCAACACTCCTATATTACCTTGCAGAATTAATACTTCTCATTTGCTCAACAGCGTCACGAATTGCCTTTATGTTTTCGTCAATACGACCTAGCATTACAGCTTGTAGTTGTGCTGTCTTCTCAATCTCATTGATACGAATTTCATGCCTAGCTATCTCACGGGCATTAGTAGTTACAGTTGCGTCAAGTGATGACATATACCACACCAGACCTAAAGTCTGTGCGACAATAGCCAGTAGGAATGTAGCAGGTACAGACTTAGATAGATGCCAACTGTCCTGTTTCATGCCGGATAGTCTTTACGATCAAGCTCAAAATGTGGAGCATCGTAAAAGTTCTTCCAGTCACCACCCCATACGATGGAAATGCCTAACTCTTTAGCAGCTTTCTTCATTGCCTTTGCCATCTTCTCAAACCTCTTTAGGTCTTCCCAATCTACAGGATAAGGGACCATATCAACAGCATGACCTGTTATATGTCGTGAGTTCAAGGTAGTTGACTTACCGTCTTTAAGCAGTTGCTTCTGACGATCAAGTGAACGTATACCCTCAATTACTGAGAAGTCCTCTTCTGTTATCTCAATGGCCTTTTCGACCACAGCAACCATATCAGGATTTACTCCAGAGAGGCTCTGCATACTTCTTGTTCCTAGTTTATATCCCATTTTATTTCCTACTCTGGCTCATTGGGCCAATTAACATTAGAGGGGTCTTCAGTGTTTGAAGGCAAGTCTCGTAAACTTTGACGATAAGTTGCCCAATCTGATTTGCTTACTGGTGAATCTGAAACCTGTGTCCAGTCTGAGTTTAATAATAGTTTGTTGCGTGTAATACGCAAGTCTCTCCACAAAACACTTTCTGGTATTACTACCTCTGGTTCTGAACCCACCTGAACTTGTCCATCAACTAGAGTATATACATTAGAGAAGATGTCAGGTTCAAAATCAAGAGTTGAAATGTCTACATAGTTTTTGTCATCATCAGGTACACTAGAAAGAGTACACTCTTGGAAAAGAGTACCGTCCGAATTAAATGCAAGGTATCTATTCATTATTTCACCACTGATTGAATATAGAAGTAAGACCTGTACCTATATATATTTCTACTGGTTATAGCCCCAGTACCTCCTGAAAGTTGTTCAAAAGACTGGTTTTGCAAGTTTATAGTTACATTTCCAGTGTAAGTTGGAGTTAAGATGTCCTCAAGAATAGCGTAATTTGGACCATTTTTAAAATAACCATTTCTTGTGTAACTAACCTCACGAATTTGTTGATTTACCCAACTGTGACTGCCTGTTGGGACTAATCTTAACCTCACAATAAAAATCTGTGAGCCATCATTAGCTATGCCATTAGATAAATCTTCTCTATATAAAAGACCTGCTGATATATAAATTGGGATTCCAGAGATAACAGGTATAGTAAGAGAGTGCATATTAGCGTAAGTACTACCATTTGTTAAATTGGCTATACCACCTACAGCAGACCTTAAGTCAGACACTGAAGCACTAGCTATCTTAATTCTGTTTACAGCTAAGTTCTCTATCTCTGCATTAGTTACTGTTAGAGTACCAGATACTATTAAGTTACCATCTATAACTTCGTCTTGTTCATTCCAAACAGTTCCATTATAAATCCAAACACCTTGAGCCGTTGGGTTGGCTTCAGTTCCTTGGTAAAACCAAGCCTGATCTTTAGCAACAGGCGCTCCTATGGCACTTACGAAAGTAGAGTTGGCTGAGGCGCTTGAGTTAGGGAGGTTACTAACTTGGATATTCCATCTACCAGCACCTCTAGCTCCGGTAGTTGATTGTCCAGTTGCCCCAGTCCTTGATTTACTGAAGGATTGAGTCTTAGTGAGACTAATGGCAGTACCATCAGACCTCTTACCTGTTATCGTCCATATTATTGAAGCATTGTCTGCTGTCATATTAGAAGCATTACCAGCACTAAAGTAGTTTCCAACTGTTGAAAATGTCCCTTGGTCGATATTACTTTTAGAAAAGGATACTGTAAAGGTTCCGTTTTGTGATCCAGTACCATCATAAGCTATGGCAGTTGTACCTTCAAATAGTTTTATGGTTGTTCCAGAATTAGAATAGCTAGATACGTTTCCATTAACATCTGCTGCAAAGGTGTGGTTCTCATTGGACAGTATTAGGGTCAATGCTCCAGCACCCTCACCACCCTCTTTTAGCCTATGTATGGTAAATACATCAGACACACCATCAACACTAGCAGTTATAGTTACAGCATTGTTACTACCAAAGTTTGCTACACTAAGTGTCCTTGAGCTACCTGACCCACCAAGAGTTACAGATGGGCTAGAAGAAAAAGATATTGTTCCAGTTGTACTCTGAGTAGCAGCACTTATAGTTATAGTTTGTGAACTAGGGTTTGCTGCATTACTAGCATCGAAAGTAAATACTTGATCTGTTGCTGACAGAGTAAGAAGTTTAGCATTAGTACCATTAGTTAACGCAGCATTAGTTGTACCATTCCCATTAGATGAGAACGCACTAGAGTTCCCTGTGAAGTCTAATGCTTTAACCCTGTAGTAGTAAGTAGTGCTGTTAGATAATCCAATGTCAGAGAAGGTAGTACCAGCCACACGACCCACCAGCGTAGTTGGGTTAGTAGATGTACCACGATAGATTTCATACTGGAACAAGTCCTTTAGTGCAGTACCGTTAGTGTTTGCTGTAGGTGCAGTCCACTCAACTGTCGTAGCTGCATAACCTCCACTAACAGTTAAACTTGTAGGAGCATTTGGTATTGTACCATCGTTAGTTGTACTTATTGGAGATGCAGAGCTAATAAACTGTGAATTAACACCAAGAGCATTAACTGAACGTACCCTTGAGTCATATGCCTTAGCACTTTCTGCTGGAGACAGAATAAACTTAGGGTCTTTTAGTAAGACAGAGTTGTAAGTGCTATCAGTAGAAAACTTCCACTGGAACTCATAGTGGTCAACAAGGCTACTATTAGCAACAGTCCAAGTAAATGTTATCTCAGGTACAGTTGTACCATCTTGGTTGTTAAATGTAGTTGCAGCAGCAGCAAAAGACTGTGGTATAGCTGTTGTAAAGGGAGAGGGTAAGTTTGTGTTATCTCTTTGATATACAGCACCATCATCAACTTCATTAAAGATAGCCTCAGCAGTCTCTCTTAGGGTCATATTAACCTGTAAGTCCATATCGTCAACAAGACCAAAGTTCCAAGACACAACCTCAAACTCTTTGTTAGTCCATCCAAAGCGACTGTTAGTCAACCGGATGTTATCTCCAACCTGTAGTTCAAGTGTCCTTAGTCCAAAACTCGCACTAACTGTAAGCTGTTGTCTGTTACGCTCCAAGGCAATTCTAGCGTGTCTTCTGCCCTCAATGGATGTGTCAGTGAACGGAAGGTCTATATCAGCGACTGATACTTGACCATTATCTTCACCAAGGTTAGCATCAGCATACCCACTACCACTACCTGCACCTGTAGCCACAAAGACTACTCCTACAGTGTTAGCAGACGCACCAACAGTTGTGAAGTCAGTAGTACCTACAGAGGTAATAGAGTAGGCTGCACCAGTTACGAATGATCCAGCATCAGTCTTATTAACAACTTCTGGGTAATCTGTTACTTGCCAGTCACTCTCAGCACCACGAAAAGTACCTTTAATGGTGTTGAAGTTATCTCTACGAGAGTGTCTTGTAGCTAAGGAAATACTAGAGCGTAGGTCATCTTCATTTAATGACATAACTGGTGTAGTCCAGTAAGCTGGCTTCACACGCCACTTACCTTGGGCATACCACAAAGAACCTCCCATAGAAGTTAAGATAGCATTTATCGTGTCATGGGGAGTAGAACCAGTTGTGAAAGCACCATTAGAAGTATAACGTGTAACACTAGAGGCAGTCTGGTCACATATGTTAGCAGCAGAGATTACAAGAGTATCATCAATGTTAGCTACAGCTTCTCCTAGTCCGTAAGAGGACGTAAGGTAGTCACGTAAACACAAGGCTGGGTTGTCAGACCATGCTGTGGATGAGTTACGTGGGTCATAGACCTTCTTACCTTTGATCTCAGCAGTAAAGACTGGTATACCATTAGGGTAAACATCAGCATCAAAGTCCATGCGTACATACATATAAGCTATGCCACTTAGCTTGTGTGCAGAAGTCCACTTAGTAGATTCAGACACAAGGTCACTGTCAGCAGACTGAGTAGGGGACCCCAAGTGGAAATTAATACGCATCTTACCATTATAACGAGTTGATGAGTTCCCATCAGCATCTGTTACAGTTGATACATTACCATTTGCATCAATGTCAGAGAAGTTAACGTAAGAGTCGTTAATGTATATCTTATCAAAGGATTGTATCTCATGCCCAGAAAAAGCTATGACACGATGTAAATAGTTGTTACTTGTACCTGTAGCATCATCATATACACGAACACCTCCTACACGAACCTTACCATAAATGATCTGGTGATCCATAGAGGAACCCATAGCATTTGTCATGTAACCACGGTTTGATCCAGCTACAGATGGCTTAGGAGATAATGCACCAAGTACAACATTAGTTAAAGCTGTAGTGGCTAAGTAACCAACTGCATATGTTGCTACTGCACTAGCTGCTAAGGTTGTTGCACCTACACTTGTTAAGATATATGCACCTACGGAAGCAACCATTATAGAACCCTCTCAAACTTAGTTTCAATCTTAGAGTACCCTAGACGCTCCATAAGTGGGTCTATCGGGTTTCTCTCTGTTGTGGTTACCTGAAGGGTCTTGAACCCGTCTTCTCTTAAGCAGTTCTCAGCAAACTTAAACAACTTGTATCCAGCTAGACCTGACCTGTATTCTTTACTTAAGAATATAACATCAGCAGCAGCAATCATAGAACCTTTATAATGTAGGCTAGGTATTATCACCACTACAAAGTAACCTACAAGTTTATTACCGTCCCTACAGGTGAATATGAACAAAGAGCCTTGTTCCTCTAGCTTTCTATAAATATCCCAATCGGGGTCTAACTTATATAAGTGTTTGTTGTGTTCTATTTCTTGCCAGTCTTCTTCTAACAAAGGTTCTATGTCGGATTGCACTTGGCTTAGAAACTCTTGTTGGTATTTAAGCATTAGCTTCCCGACCCCAAGGTATTTGTCTATCCTGTAAGTCTTCTACAAACTCTAGTCCCTTATCATTAGGGTAAACAGACTTTTGATAGAAGTTAGTAAAACGTGCTGTTCTAGCTCTCTCAAGATCAATAAGTTTATTCTCTACGGTAAGTTCAATAGTTGAGCTTTCTGGACCTTCTTCTACGTTCATCTGATCCATGTAACCGGAGAATATTTCACTGAATGATGACTCAGCACCAGACTGTAGATCAATCCTAGAGCCATCTTGTAAAAGGATATAAGAGGAAGACTGTTGTAGTAGTTGTCCTATGGTAAAAGTACCAAAGTATATCTTACATACACGACCCTGATAAGGGTTGCTCAAGGCTAAAGAAAGAAGAGACTGAGGAACACCACTCAAGGTAAGCGTAGCTCCCTTAACAGCCATCTCAGCAGTCTCTTCAATCGCAGATATACTTAGTAGTTGACCAAGACCAATCCACTGAGTTCCATTCTCAAGAACAAGTGTACCTTGACCTGTCCACATCCTCAATAAGTTATTACCGTCAAACTGAAGTTCAGCAGCAAAAAAGGGATACACAGTATCTTTGTTAATATCACTTATTGTACTTAAGTTTAAGTCACGGGACATTTGAGGTTACCTTCTCTCTTATTTGTGTACTCCACCGATGGAAAATGATCCCACCGATAGAAAATGGGAGACTATTGTACAGTCTCTTCTACTGCTTCCTCTTCCTCTAAGGAAGCCTTGAGCATTTGTACAAAGGCATCTTTGCCCACTTTAAGTTGATCTAAGTTAAACTCATTGGAGCTAATCTTTTGTTGCAGGGAGTTAATGTGATTAATCATCATCTTCTGTGCATCAGTTAAATCATCTTCTGTGTAGTCTACATCATTAATCGTAATAACCTTTTTTTCTTCAGTCATTTTGATTTCCTTC